ACTGAACGTGACGATGTGACATACACAAAGTGCCGTGATGAAAGTAATCTTATCATGTCTTTCCTCGATGCATGGGAAACAACATCACCTGACATTGTGACTGGTTGGAATATTCAGTTCTTTGATATTCCATATCTGAACAATCGTATCTCACGTTTACTCGGTGACAACACCGCACAACGTCTGTCACCATTTCGTAGAGTCAACGACCGCACAACAACAATTCACAACAAGCCACAAACCGTGTTTGAATTGGTTGGTATTGCCACGCTTGACTATCTTGAGTTGTATAAGAAGTTTACTTATTCACAGCAAGAAAGTTTTAGCCTGAATCACATTGCGTATCTTGAACTTGGCGAAAAGAAACTAGACTACTCCGAGGTCGAGAGTCTGCATCAGTTGTACAAAACAAACTTTCAAAAGTTTATTGAATACAACATCCATGACGTTGACCTCGTAGATAGAATCGATGCGAAGATGCAATTGATTGACATGGCGCTGGCGCTGGCATACGATGCTAAAGTTAATTACAACGATGTGTTCACACAGGTGCGTATGTGGGATACTTTGATTCACAATGATTTGATTGAACAGAATATTGTTGTGCCACAGAATGTTCATACAGCAAAAGATACACAGTTCGCTGGTGCTTATGTGAAAGACCCACTTGTCGGTATGCATGAATGGGTTGTGTCGTTTGACTTGAACTCATTGTATCCTCACTTGATTATGCAGTACAATGTTTCACCAGAAACAATCGTGAATGGTCGCCACACAAGTATTACAATCGACAACTTGCTTGCTGGTGAATATCAAGCACAAGACGAATACTGCATGGCAGCCAATGGTCACTACTTCAAGCGTGACAAGCAAGGTTTCTTGCCTGCTATGATGCAACGCATGTATGATGACAGGTCATTGTACAAAAAGAAAATGATCGAGTCACAGAAAGCATACGAAAAAGAAACAGACAAAGAACGTAAACGTGAAATAACAAATCAGATTTCAAAGTACAAGAACTTGCAACTTGCAAAGAAAGTGCAATTGAACTCGGCGTATGGTGCGCTTGGCAATCAATACTTCAGATTCTTTGACACTAGACAAGCAGAAGCAATCACACTGTCTGGTCAACTTGCAATTCGTTGGATTGAAATTAAATTAAATGGCTATCTCAACAAACTCTTAAAAAGCACTGACGTTGATTATGTTATCGCATCCGACACAGACTCGGTGTATGTTAATCTTGGTCCGCTTGTGAAAATGGTGTACGGTTCAAAAGCAGACACGAAGGTCGAAACGATTGTAGATTTTGTTAACAAAGCATGTATCGAAAAGTTCGAACCATTCATCGACAAGTCTTATCAAGAACTTGCAGACTACATGAATGCATTCGACCAGAAGATGCAAATGAAGCGTGAGGTCATTGCAAACAAAGGCATCTGGACTGCAAAGAAACGTTACATTCTAAACGTGTACGATTCAGAGGGTGTTCGCTTTGCAGAACCAAAGCTAAAGATGATGGGTATCGAAGCTGTTAAGTCTTCTACACCAATGTCATGTCGTGATAAAATTAAAGAGTCATTGAAGATTGTAATGAATGGTGATGAGCAGAAGTTTCAAGAGTTTGTTGGTGATTTCAAACAAGAATTCAAAACACTGCCGTTTGAAGACATTGCATTTCCTAGAGGTGTTAGTGAGTTAACTAAATACAGTAGCAGTTCGGAACTTTATTCTAAAGGCACACCAATCCATGTGCGTGGCGCAATTGTATTCAACGCATTGCTTAAGAAACATAAGCTGACAAAGAAATACCAATTGATCCAAGATGGTGATAAAACTAAATTCTGTTATATGAAAGTTCCAAATCCCGTTCAAGAAAATGTATTTTCTATATTGACTGTTTTGCCTAAAGAATTTAATCTCAACAAATTCATTGATTATGATTTGCAATTTGAGAAAGCATATCTTGATCCACTCAGAACAATTGTAAACACAATCGGTTGGAAGCCAGAGCGTGGTTCATCACTAGAAAGTTTTTTCACATGAGACAAATACCAGCAGAGTACTTAGCATTTAGAAAAGAAGATGACTTCGGATTTAGTGCAATAGACGAATCAGAAGTTAATCGAGTTGTTGATCCAAACACATTACAAGAAACTGTAATCGTGCGAGAATCAATTGCACAATCTTCGGAATCTTTAAACAGAGTCGAAGATAAATTAGATTCAATTTTAGAATTGTACAACAATGGAAAACTAGGCCTTGATGCCGAACGTGATAAGATGGAAGCAGAAGTCAAAACTAATTTGAAATCATTAGAGCAGTTAGTTATTCCGTTGCTTGTAAATCTGATGAAGAATCCAGAAAAAGAATACATTTACTGGCCAAATCGTACAGAAAAAATTCAAGATCAAATTGATAAAATACTTGCGTTGACTAGGGGATAAAATGCTTTTTGCGTTGATTACTTTATTATGTGCTATATCATTGTCTGCCATTGCCGCATACTATTCTGTCATAGGACTCATGGCTATCTTTGCGGCTAGCCCAATTCCAATTGCAATCATGGGTGGTGCGCTTGAGTTTTCTAAACTCATTGCCGCATCATGGGCATATAAGAATTGGTCTGTCGCACCAAGATTTCTGAAGTACTATTTTACAGTAGCAGTTATTATCTTGATGTTCATTACATCATTGGGAATTTTTGGATATCTCTCTAAAGCACACAACGACCAAACGCTTATCAGTGGAGATGTTTCTGCAAAAATTGCAATGATTGATGAGAAGATTAAAGTTGAGAGGGATAATATTGATGTTAATCGCAAAACGCTCAAACAGATGGATGAATCTGTGGACCAAGTTATGGTTCGCTCAACAAACGAAAAGGGTGCAGAAAAAGCGGCAAGTCTACGCAAAGCCCAACAGACAGAACGTAATCGTATACTTAAAGAAATCGAAACATATAACAAGCGGATTTCGACTCTTAATGAAGAGCGGGCTCCTATCGCCACCGAAATTCGTAAAGTGGAAGCAGAAGTTGGTCCGATCAAATATATTGCGGCGCTAATCTATGGCGATAGCATTGATTCTAGTTTACTAGATAAGTCTGTACGATTCGTTATTATTCTTTTAGTTCTTGTGTTTGACCCAATGGCTGTTCTACTTGTCATTGCTGGTAACTTTTCACTAAGACAAATAGCAAAAGAGAAGATGGGTGATTATCAAGTTGATATTCCTCCTGTTGCAGTGGCACCAAAGCAAAAGAGAAGACAAAAAGCACAACAACCTATTGGCGAAGAGAATTTGAATGCGACACTCATGGAACCCATACCCATGACAAAAGAGGAATTAGAAGAGTTTAAACGCAAATACACCAGAGATGGTAGATCAAAATTTGCGAAATTTGCAGAAAGATAATTTATGAAAATTGGTTTTAATTGTTCATCATTTGATATGTTTCATGCTGGTCATGTGACGATGCTAAAGATGGAAAAAAAGTTATGTGACTATTTAATTGTTGCGCTACAGGTCGATCCTACTGTAGATAGACCTAGCACAAAAAACAAACCTGTGCAATCGGTATATGAACGTTATGTTCAATTGCAAGCATGTAAGTACGTGGATGAGATTCTTGTTTACCATACTGAAGAAGACTTAGCCAATTTGATTATGACGCAAACAATGCACATAAGATTTCTTGGTGAAGAATACAAAAACAAAGACTTTACTGGCAAACAATATTGCATTGAGAACGGAATTGAGTTATACTATCATATAAGAAATCATAGTTATAGCACATCGGAACTCCGTAAGCGTACCTATGAGTTAGAGGTGCTGAAGAAAAGCGAACCTGATGTTGTTGAGTATGAACAGCACTCGCCAAAGTTATTAAACAAATATTATGAAGGAAAAACACAATGAGCAATTTTTTTACAGACTTAGTGGATCAGTTGAAAGATGAAGACACAAAGATTTTATCTGACGGTGGAGCGTCAGCAGAGTTTAGTGGTAGCATTGACACTGGCTCTTATGCACTAAATGCGCTACTTAGTGGTAGCATTTATGGTGGTGTGCCAAACAACAAAGTGACAGCATTTGCTGGCGAATCTTCAACTGGCAAGACTTTCTTTGTGCTTGGTGTTGTCAAGCAGTTTCTTGATGCAAATCCTGATGGCGGGGTTATCTACTTTGACACTGAAGCCGCAGTTACAAAGTCTATGATGGACAGTCGTGGTGTAGACACTAAACGAGTTGTTATCTCTGAGCCAGATACAATTCAGAAGTTTCGTCATACTGCATTACAAATCATTGAAAAGTATTCTGCACAAAAAGAGTCAGCACGTAAGCCAATGATGATGGTTCTTGATTCTCTTGGTCAGCTATCTTCTACAAAAGAAATGGAAGATACTGCTGAAGGCAAAGAGACAAGAGACATGACTAAAAGTCAAATACTCAAAGCGGCATTTCGTGTGTTGAATTTAAAACTTGCTAAGATCGGTGTACCTTTGCTTGTAACAAACCACGTTTATGATGTTGTTGGCGCATACATTCCAATGAAAGAAATGTCTGGTGGTTCTGGCTTGAAGTACACAGCATCTACAATCGTATATCTGTCCAAGAAGAAAGACAAAGATGGTACTGAAGTTATTGGTAACATTGTTAAAGCAAAATTACACAAGAGCCGTTTAACAAAAGAAAATAAATTTGTTGAAATTAAAATTACATACAGTAAAGGCTTAGATCGTTATTACGGATTGCTTGATATTGCAGAGAAGTATGGCATCATTAAGAAAGTCTCTACTCAATACGTATTGTCAAATGGCGTAAAGGTTTTTGGTAAGAACATCAATGCTGAACCAGAAAAGTATTTCACTAAAGAAATTCTAGACTTGATTGACGAAGCATGTAAAAAAGAATTTATGTATGGACAAGATGCAGTTGAGGGCGTTGCTGACGAAGAAGAGTTGGTAGCCGAAAATGAGTAATAATTCGGCAGTAAATATTTATTGGGCTCCCGTATTTCACAATCGAAATCAGTTTAAAGCAGACGATTACAATTGGAACATACTGTATCCTGACCCAAAGAATCTATATGATGAATTGAGACCACAAAAAACTGATTCTGAACCTAGTGGCAATTTTTTCTATTGTCCAGCATTTAAAGACTTTACATCTAATGTATTTGTTATTAAGAATCCAATGAAATGCGATTTTCAAATTGATAGCGAAAGAAATGTTACAACAAATTTGAAAAATTTTATTAATGCTAGAGTTCGACATTCGCCATCAATACAAAATCGAGAATTAGTTACATATGAGTTGAGTTGGGTTTTCTTTTCTGAAGAAGATTTAGATATTACACTAACATCTCCATTTTTTAATTCTCCTAACCATATGAAATATGGAACTATAGTTCCTGCAAAATTTTCAATATCAAAATGGTTTAGGCCAATTTCAATAGAATTTCAATTGAATGAAAATGTTAAAAATATGGTAATCGATCAAGATGAACCTTTATTGTATTTTTCGTTTAGTACCAACAAAAAAATAAATTTAGTTCGATTCGAAATGAATGATAGGTTATTCTCTTCAGGTAACGTATGTTCCAGATCATCAGATTGGGAATCTTGGGTACCTTTGGCCGCACGATATAAAAGGTTCAAAGAAAGCAGAATGAGAGATTCAATTTTAAAAGAAATCAAAAATAATATTGTAGGCACATAAAATGACAATTACTGAAACATATGAAATTACTGAAAGCGATATCAGATACAAAGATAAAGATGTTGTTGCTACTATTAAGATTACCGCTGGCGACTTTAAAGATACTATATTTCATTTTGGCGAAATTAACTTTGCCGAAGAAGAAAACCCTGACGGAACCTATTCAATTGGCTTCAACTATGATATAATAAGTGAAGAACACAAAGAACTCAAAGGTAATGATGTATTTGAATCATATCTTGGTGAGGTTTTAAATGACTTGCTGAAACACGCATTAGACGAAGCAGAGAAAAGGTATAAGAATGAACTTGGAACAAAAGATACTCAAACACCTATTACTGGATGAAGAGTACACACGAAAAACATTACCATTTATTAAAGGTGAATATTTTCAAGAGTCTTCAGAAAAACTATTGTTTGATGAGATTCAAAGCTATGTAAACAAGTACAACTCGATGCCAACGAAAGAAGCGTTGGTCATTGAGATTGATAAGAGAGTAAACTTAACTGATGACCAACACAAGAAAACTGTTGCACTTGTCAAAGAAATCACAATCGACCCTGAGGTGTCTGACACTAAATGGTTGATTGATGCGACT